TCTTCAGTAGTTTCAGGTTAGATGGAGCACCAAAGTCAATGTAGTTGGTAAAGTACGACATAATGTACGTAGAACCGTTGTCATCAAATCCATCGTACTCAGCAATACCTAGACCTTTACCAAGCAACAGCGTCCCGTCACGGAGCCTACAGAGGCATTGAGGGGTGATAGTGTTCCAACGTGTTGCACGAGCACTACCGTCCTGCAAAGGACTACGCATATCAAATGAATATGTTATTCCATTATCTTCTAAGTGCAACAAGTAGAATGCTTCTTCAGGTGAATATACTGAATAAATACGTCCTGACTCTGTTGTCACTAAAGACATCATCTCTGTGCGGATGTTTTTAGAAATATCCCGCATTGGTACTGACTTCTCTTGGATGGTACGAGCAAAGCTACGCAGTCCATCGTCAGACAAGAACAAGACATCTGTACCTGTTACTTGAATACTGTCACGAGCAATACAACCAACACCAACAACGGTGTCCGCTAAAGACATCGTTGCAGGATCATCAGCACCTTGGTACACAAGTATCTGTGTTTTACCAAAGATGATTAGGAAGTTGTTGTGAACAGTGATAGCAGTGATTTCATCGTTGCCGTTAGGCCACACTTTAGAAATGTCTATACTACCAGAACTACCTGTATCCCATTTGAATCCAGTGAGTAGGTCTGACCAATATACTGTGGTGTTATTGGTATCCGTTTTGGCAACCCAGAGTCTACCAAAGCCAGACTGAACAATATCACCAGAAGGAACCGTGCCGCTATAGTCTGCGTGTGCAGATACTTCGTCACAAGTTGTACCATCATAGTATACTGGGTCTTCTCCTTCTCTAAATAAATAAATTACCCCGTTAAGGTTGGCACTGTCAAAGTTGCCATCACTAACGGTGTAACTTGCAGGAGTGATGTCAGTAAGCGTTGTGGTTCCTTTGTATATTGCGGTAGCAGAAGCACTAATCACTTCTGTTGTACCATCAGATTTTACAAACTCACTGATGTGAACTAAACTGTCCCCACCAGATGTTGTAATATAGTTCCATCCTTTACGAGCACCAATACGTCCAAATTGGTCAATGACGCAGTTGTCAGCAACCAGAGCAAACTGCTCAGAGAGTGACGTAGGGCTGTCCTGAGTGTTTAACCCAAAGAAGCCCGGTGCTTGGATGGCAATACTTTGTAGCTGTTTAGCCATTAGGTTACATTCCAGTTGACTTCTTCAGGACGCAGATTGGCTTCTAGTGCCACTGCATTAGTAAGGTCTGCTTGTGCAAGTGCTACCTGTTCTCCTGCTGACTGTCCTCCAGTTTCACCACGCTCACGTAGTGCGTAAGCAAAAGCAAACTGTGCGATGATTGCATCAGGAAGGTCTGTTGTGTCTGTGTCGTTGACAAGGACGTTATCACGCTTGACACCGTAGACGTTAATACTCACTGCTGAGTCTGGTGTTTGGTAGAAACGAATTTGTACGTCACCATTGCTGTCAACACCTTCCAGTGCATAATACTGGATAGTGCCTTGAGCATTGTCTGTTCCTAATGACAACTCACGGATACGCTGAAGGGACTCTTGAGGAATCACTCTGTTGTTTGTTTCATCATGTACGTACAGCACTTCTGAACGAACACCAAAGTCTGTCAACGGATACAAACGTGTTCCTGCTACTGTGGTGATAGGAAAGGTAGTACGTAATACAGACCAGTCCCAAGAAGACTCAACATACCGGATAGCGTCATTGACAAAGATACCGATGAGTTTAGAGTAGTCTGTGTCGTTCACAGAAGCTACTTCTTCCTCACGGAGCCGTAGTAGTGTTTTGTTTACAAGGTCTAAGTAGGTCATATCTATCTCAGTATATCACATTTTTTGTTAAATGTCAAGCAGTTCTTACTACAGAAGGCTGATTAAGTATTTCTGCAACCATAGAACCATTGTCAATATTAAACTGTGTATCTACAGGAAGGCCGGGTTGATAGCCACGTTGAGGTGTAAATCCACCGCCTCTGTTTAAAGATTCTTGTTCAAGTTTTGCAAGCGTTTCTTCAAGACCTCCTAAACGACCTCCAAGTTCTGCAAAGTCTCCTTCAAACAAGTCTCGTCCGAAATCTTCAATACCTGCTAGTCCTTTAGAGATTGCTTGTACGTTTTCTTCACCCAACACTGCCTTAAACCCATCTTCAAATGCGGCAAACTGCTCAGACGTAGTATCAAGACCTGCATTTTTGAATGCTGAGGCGACTTCATCCCACCCACCTTCAAGAGCTTTTTGGAATGCTGTAGCTGTCTCTTGGAGTTCTTTAGGTAACATTTTAATTAAGTTACCACCTTCAAGACCAGATAATTCAGAAGCACCTACTAAAGCGGCAGCAATTTGTGTTGGAGACAACTTGTCACCAGAGTCTAATGTTCCCCATGCTTGCATTACAGAACTAACTGCGGGGCCAACACCCGGAATAAATGCCGCCGCCGCTTGTACAAATGGGTTTTGAATTGTATCACTAACAATATCACCAATCTTCTCAAAGAAACTTGTTTGGTATTTACCCGGAGCACCAATGTTGAAAGGATCATTAAACAGGTCTTGTGTCAGTGTGTGTGCTTTTCCTTCACCATACTGACTCTCGTAATACCTAAGTGGAGCTTCTCCACCTTGTTTGATAGCACGGTCAATTTTTTGAGCTTTTACAAAATCTCTACTTGCAATAGCAGAGTTGTATTCGTTTCTTAAAGCGGCTTCAGCAGTAGAACGGACTAAGAAGTTATAAGCAGGATCAGTTCCTTTAGTACCTGTTGCTTTTGTTGTAATGTCTTCTAACAACGGACGTAAGGCTTTTGTATCCCTACCTTGAGTGTATGTGCTCAGTAATAAGTCAGCCATTGAACTTTGATCGCCTTCATAGGCTTTAGAAATACTTTGGCTTATTGCTTGTGGTGTATATGCTTTAGGAGTTGTATCTACTGTCACACCTTCTAACATACCAGTTTGTGTTGTCATAGGTGTTACTGGAGTGGTTAAATCAATAGTGTTAACACCTAACATACCGTCTGTCATTTGCATTGGTGCAAATGCTTGTCCTGCCTCCTCAGCCAAAGTACGCACTTGACTTCCTAACAAGCCTGTAGCTCGCCCAATTTGCTCAGGTGTTACACCAAACTGCTGTGCTTCTTTAGCAATCTGAGCGTTTGCTTCAGGTGTATTCCCTTGTGCAGTATAAATCTGCTGTATACGTGCTAAGATGTCTTCTTGAGATATTGCCATTACTTCACCACTTCTTGCAAGACCAATAACGGGCTGTTAGTTTACTAGGAGGACTTGTGTCACATTTGTGTCTAGCACGAAAGCTCTTACGCCGTGCAGGTTGGTCTTTTTTGATTGTCATGTTGGGGTCACCAAAGCGTATTGTTTTAGTCTTGTCACCTTCTTTAGCAACAACAACAAACTTCTTAGAGCCGCCCGGAGTACGCTTAGGTTTGTTGTAAGCACTAACACCTGCTCTGGCTAACTTTGGGTCTTTAGACTTTGGCATTTAGCCCCCTTGAATCACATCGTTTTCTTCAATGATAGACACTAAACAAGTAGCACTTGATGAGGCTTTTGCTTTGATAATGTCGCCTTCCTTCATGTTAATAAACTCGTAGTAGTCGCCACCAATTTGTAGAAAATCATTAGAGCCTAATGAATAACTACTGAGTACCTGAAGTGTTGCAGACTCTGAAGAATCATAAAATTGTACATCTACGTTAATCGTAGAACCCGCAGTGTCTGTAATAAACAACACACGCCACTCAGCACGTTTACCTGTAGGAACAGTGTAGATGTCTTGGTACGATGTTGTTAAGGCTTTACCAAAGGTTTTCTTAATGCTCATTTTCTACGCTTCCCAGAAGCCGTGACTTTGTGTTTGATAGGCTTTGATGACGTTTTGCGTTTGACACTGCTTTTCTTTTCTGCGGCTGTCATCTTCTTTGCCACTGCTTTTGGTCTGCATGATGGGTAGGGTCTTTTGGACTTTGATGCGCTCTTTCGGCCACACTCTTTCCCAGTCTTTAAATCCACCCATTCTTCCTTGAACCATTTAGTCAATCCACCTTTAGGTTTACTTGTACGTTCCGCCACGCTTCTTGTACTCCTTGGTTAGCCACCCGCTTGCATAAGCACTAGGCCACACCTTGTATTTCTTTTTAGCTTCAGCCTTGACTCTATTGTACAATGCTTTATTTTTTGGTTCTGGACTTTTTGCCACGTTTTACCTTCTTAAGATCAGCCGCTGTAATCTTGTTTCTTGGAGGAGCTACTCTAGCTAGTTTCTTTTGTTTTTCAGAGTAGCCTTGTTTGCCTTTAGGAAACGGCATTACTTCTTAGCCTTACCTAAGCATTTACCTGCGGCTTTACACTTTGATGGTGTTGGGCAACCTGCACAGGTTTTAAATGCTTTCTTTGTTCCTGTCTTCTTCTTACCGTACATCATAATTACTTCTTTCCCATTACTTTATCAACACCTTTGATTCCAAAGGACGCTAGTACTG